TTGCCCAATAAACAACAGCATCTCTTGAAGAATCTTTGTTTCCTCCTGCGTCAAAATTCTGCGCATAGCGGCAGAGCTTTCCAACAATCCAACTTAAAACATGATATCGCTGATGGTCTAAATCACTTACTAGGCGAGAGCCTTGTGGAAACAAAATCTCCATGATTTTGCCAACCATCGGCCAGTTGTCTTCTGGATAAATTTCTTTCCTTTTTTTATAAAGGTCTGCACAATCTTCCAGCACCTCATCAACGCTCATGCTCATCTTTGTCCTCCTGCCATATCAAGGTTGCAGCCACTAAGATATTCTGCCTTCCCAGAGAGAAGA